TTAGCCGTGAGGTAGCGTCCCATAGTCCACAACATGCGAGGTTCTAATTTCATCAGCTCGCGAGGGCTAATACCAGTCTCACAAGCAATCGTAGCTATATACCAGTGACCGGACTCTGCGCCCAGCCCCTCTATTTTTTTACTTCTTCAGCACCCTCCGTGACAAGACTGATGGTTTCAGTCCATTCCTCGAAAGAAAGTTCTGTACCTTTTGTGCGCTTATCAACTGCCCAGCCAAGGTAGAACATGTAAGTCAGACGTGGGTCTTTAGCAAGAACAGAAACTGAAAGATTGAAGTGCGACTCAAACGCAATCAGATCCGCAGCCGTAGCTGTGACCTGACGCGTTGAGCCGTCAACAAATATGAGTTGTAGGTTAATTGGATTCATGGCTACGAAACAGTCCGTACGATTCCAGCGGTACCGGCAGTTGGCCAAGTGGTGCTGAAGGTCAGGAGGTCGCCCACTGCGCCAGCCACAGGAGAGTACTGCGAGACAAGGTATTGACCAGTCCACTTGGGGTTCGCGGATCCGACTGCGGTTCCGTTTGGAAGAACCACAACGGTAGCGATGCTACCAACGAGTGGGGAAAGGGTCGCGTCAACCGAAGTCACGAAATCCTGGTGCCAGTCGAGTTGGATAGAACCGTCCAGCAAACCACCGACGCGAGTTCGGGTGCTCTGACCGAAGGCAGTCGTTTCGACCTCGTCGGCACTCAGCTCGATAGTAACAGCAGCGATGTGGTCGCTGAAGTCAGTACCGTTTACTTTGACGTTAGCGTTGGTAAGAACCAGCTTTGCCACAATTATCTCCTAGTTTCCATAAACGACAACAGTGAATTCTGCTGCCAGATAGTTTTGGTCTGCTATAAGTATAGAGCCTAAATTGCTCATATCGACTACACGGACATCATAAGCTGCTCCGGCGAGTGTGCGATCGGACTCAACCGCGTTCTTGATGCTTCCCGTTGTTGGAGTGATATATGCGTCCAAGCGTCGTTGAGCTTCACGTTCAGAAGCGCGACCAACAATAACCGTGACCTGAAAGTTATAGGTCACAAGCCCACCAGCAAACGCTCCGTCATAATTTACGGTTTGCAGATTGATTACAGCCATAGGTGGGTTCGCCTGATCGGGCATGTCGGATCGAACCCGAAGGCCACGAATTGTGCTCAGGTTTGCTGCTAACCCAGCGCGGATATCAGCAATGCTCATGCGATTGCCATGCGAACGAACGGCATCAGCAAAGCCTGCACGTCGGAGTCAATACGGGTCACACGGATCGCGCCCATGTCTCCAAAGCCTGCGATACCGAGAGGGCTGTCGAAACGCTTCCAAAGACGTTGTGACTGCAAGATACATGCAAGACGAATATCGGTTGGTACGGAAGCCCAGCCATAAACGCCTGTGACCTTTACGGCTGCGTAAGGCGTTGCAGGGAACAGGAAGTCTCCCACAGCGCGTATACGGGTTGCAGGCTGGGTAAGCCCACCAGAGATTCCGTTCAAAGGTTCCAACTGCCAGTCAGTTGTTTTCCAGGTTTCCGTGAAGTTGTGATCCAAAGGGGCGGTCTTAATTTCCGAGACAGAGACGAGGTCGTCCGTCTCCACCAAGAACGATGTGTCTGCGGAATAGACGCGTGTCGCAGTTCCGTTGGTAAAAGTGCGTCCAGTAAAGTTGTCGATTTCACGCGACGCGGATTCGATAGCCACCTCGATAAGCGCGTCATCAATAGCGTCCTGAACGCGGAGCGCAGCCTTCACGTCAGCGAGTGAGCAATAACCGTTTGCGATAGCCAAAATAGTCCAATCCTAAAACCCTGTCTCTATTCTACCTTTTGACACCTAAAAAGTAGATATCGTGCGACGCCTCGTTTGTTTCGAAGAAGTACTCTTTGAACATGGCGTCCAGATTGAATGTCGCCTCGAAGTCTTTCTGGTTCAAGTTCCGGTAATAATCCCAGCTTGCAGTGAAAGGTGACGACCCCCGATCAGTGCGTGTGGTTCCGTGTTCGGGTCGCCCGTCGGTGGCGCAGGTGAAGATAACAAACTTGGAAGCCATGCGGTGCATGTTCAGAAACGTTTCTGCCCAGAAAGGATTGTGCTCAAAACACTCTGCGCTGACGGCCGTGGTGAACGTGTTCTCTTTGAAGTCCAAATCTTGCCCTTGGCAAACCAAGTCGACGCAATCACCCTCGGCAACGTCCACGCCGACATACTTCTTGGCTTGAAAGAAGTCTCGAACCGTACCATTGATATTCAGCGATCCGACCTCGAGGACGTCCACGCCCGTGAAAGCCTCCGGATATTTTGCTTTGACGTGTTCAAAGAATTCGCGCTGCTCTGCGTGTGCCATCTCAATCCCAACTGTTCAAACGACGGAGGTTCAAATCCCACTCGCCACCGGAAGCAACCTGCTCGTTCTGACGTTGCATAAAGGTTCCCTGATTGACACCGAACGTGTCATTGTTTCGAGCCTCAAACCCTGACTTCAAAGTGGAGGAGTTATCGTGCCCGACAAAGATTGGAAGCACCTCGGTGCGGACGCCAGCGTCTTCAATCCTGCGTTCCCAATCCCTGTCCTCGAAATAGGCTGGGTGAAATAGTTCACAAGCCAGCCCAGCCTTTTCCACAACCTTTTCCCCAACGGAGAAACACGCCCACTTGGGAAGCGTGTCAAAGAACTGCATAGCTTCCGAATCAATCTGTTCGCTGTATTCTTCCAACGCGCCTGCAGGGAACTCGATGTCGTCCGAAGCGATAAGCCAGGATTTGGCAAACGGAAACGACTTGATAATCATGTTCCAAGAACCAGCCACGCCCAGATTTGAAGGCATGTGCAAAAGCCACAACTTATCCACAAGCGGAGGCTTCACCACCTCGAGGCTTTGATTGCCAGAATTATTAATGATGATTAGGTTCTTCACCGGATAATCAATCGACTCGAGCATGCGCCCCAACAGGTCAAAACGAGTCAGGGTGGGAACGCCCAGCACCTCAATCATGCTTTGAAATATTCCCTAAAGAATGGAAACCAATGCCATCTCCAAATCTTCTCCACATCAAACTCGCGTGCGAAGTTGATTGCATAAGTTGACGCTTCGCGATCCGCGTCAAAAGCCAGCTCGAGCGATTGAACGATTGAGGAGATGATTGGAATCTGGAAGAAGCTCATGTGCGCCTCTTCCCAGAAAGGCTGACCTTCTACAAGGAAGGAATCTTCAGAAACCAAATCTGCAGAAGCAGCCCAGTTCGAAGTGATAACTCGCGTGCCACATGCCTGCGCCTCCAAAGCCGTCAGTCCGAAACCTTCTCCATAGTTTGCATGAAGCAAAACGTCGAACGAAGTGTAAAGCGCAGCCATGTCCTTATCGGAATATCCCAGACGGTGACGAATCGGATCAGGGAAGATAATATCCTTCATGGGGTCAAGCCCGACAGCCTTAGCCAAGACCGGCAGGGAGAAACCGCCCATGACATTTGTAGGCTCCGTGTGAATGTAAAGCTTCGCTTCGGGGTGCTTGCGTTTGAACATGGAGAATGCAAAAAGGTTCTCGCAGAAAGCTTTGCGGTGAATGAAGCCATTTGCCTTGTTCGCTGAAACCATGCCGACAAGGAATTCGTCCGTCAGGCCAAGATATTGACGTGCGGTTTGCCCGTCGGTCATCTGATCGGTGGGGCGATAAACCTTCGTATCAATCCCGTGCGGAATATAGCGCGATTCAATCCCTGCCTGCTCAAGCTGGCGTTGACCGTGCGGTGCCATCGTGATCGGTGTCACGTTAGGTTGGCGCAGGAACTGTCCAACGTGCGGTGGGAGCGATACGCGGTCGAGAGGCGTCCACGCAATAATGGGCATTTCAAGTTTTGCCTTTTCATAAACCCACACGTCGTAAAGTGTGAAAACTGCGCTCTTGCGCTTCGGGTGTTGGCTTGCGAAATGGTTATGCCACATGGGAATAACGTCTTCGGAATAGGCGCGAAGCCCACGAGGGTAATGAGGAATCTTCTTGCCACCAACGTCGATGGTAGAGATTGACCCTTCATGGCCATAGTTAGAGAGGCTTGCCACCTTCATGTCATGGTTGAGCATGCGCTCAATCATCAGTTCCGTTTGCTGACCATAACCGGTTGGCATTCCTGGACTGTTCGATACGAACGAGACAGCAGCATTGATAGGTTCAAAAGTAGGTTTTGACATGTCCTAAGTCTATACATAAAGAACCCCTCTTCCCAAGAACCTACAACTTGAGAAGAGGGGAGTCTTTAGGACTCAGTTAGTGCTTAGGAAGCAGCACCAACGAAGTACTTGACCGAGCCGGTAGCAGCGAGGTTACCGTCTCCACGCCAAGTGACGCGGAAGGTGGTGACGTCGGTGTTGAAGGCATAGTCGGTGCTGGTAGCAACCTGAATGCCACCAACCTGACGAACCAGGTAGTCGTCGAGCTTTCCGTAGAGAACCGACTTCTTGCTGGTACCGAACTCCATTGCAGGGTTTTCGTAGATTGCGTTTCCGAGGAGGAAGTCGCGACCGTCTACAGAAACCGAAGGCGAGAAGATGTAGTTGCCAGCGCCGTCCTTGATTTTACGAACAGCTGCGAGAGCCTGTGCGTTCATCATGAAGCCGTAGGAAGCACGGTTGTTACCAGCTACGGAGTAGGCGAGGTCTACGAGGTTCTCGTAGGTAGGTGCTCCACCAACGCCGGTGCCACCAGCAACTGCGGAAGATGCGGCAGTGACGATACCGGTAGGAGCGGTTCCACCACCAGCACCAGTGGTGAGGCCTGCGCCAGCGTCGTAAGCAATCTCGGTAGCCGAGATGTTAGCAACGAGGTCGAGGATGTTCACACCGGAGTCAGCAATCAGCTCGTTGGAGAGGCTGATCAGTGCTGAGTACTTGTAAGCACCCAGAGTGATGTTGCTGAAGGTTGGATCGCTTTCAGCAATTGCAGAACCCTGCGCCTTGATGGTGAAGTCAGAGTGCGCGGTGATCTGAGGAACCTGCAGGTTGTTACCGCCAGCGGTGGTGATAACGGTTGAGGTGGTGAACATAGGGTTTGAACCCTGAAGGATGTCGAACACGCGGTCGTAGAAGGTTGCAGGAACTACACCGGTACCGGAGGTAGCGGTAAGCGCACGCTCTTCCTTCATGAACTCGTGACCGCGAACCTCGCCCATAGCAATCGCGCGAAGCATTGCGTTGTCGTCGCGAGCCTCAACAGCAGGAACGAATCCCTTGGCTGCTACGGAAGCTTCGAGCTTGCGCTCCTCGGCACGGCGTGCAACGGAGATGCCTTCGTCGATGCTGCGAATGTCAGCTTCGATACGGTCAATCTTCTGGATTTCCTCAGCCGACAGTCCACGCTTTTCAGATTCAGCAAAATCGATTGCTTCACGAACCTGCTCAATGAGGTTAGCGCGTACTTCAGACTGAGACTTAATGAACTCAGACATTGTTTCTCCTTTAAGAAACTTGAAGTGATGGAATGGATCGGCCGCGAATGACGCTGAACCTGGCTGGTGAATGACACGCAAGCTACCCCAAGTGTAACAAATAAAATTCACTCAGTATGTATTTGTGGAGTTGGAGGGAATCGAACCCTCGTCTTGCCTGTCTCCGCATGCGGTCTTACAAGCAATCGAACACCATTCACAACCCCGAAGAGAAAACCCCTTCCGGTGGGGGATCCGAAAGGGGCTTGGAACTCTCAACAAAGGAACCAATACCTCTAAGGTACATGAAGCCACGGACATTCTCAAGCACATAAAGAAAACCCCCTAGCGAGGCAACCGTACGGAAGCTGGCTAGAGGGCAATCTCCACCGCACCCCTGCGGTGAGCTAATTCTACATCTCGAGCAGTTCGAGCTTCTTCTTCTTTAAAGCGAGCATTCCCAAGTCGTCTGCAGGAAGCTCAGGGACTGGTGCAAGCTTGTCGATCACACGGGAAAGCAAAGCCTTCTGCTCCATGGTGATGTCCTCGCCAGCCTCAACCTGTGAAAGGGCTTCAGACAATTCGTTCACGTCAACCTCGGCACGCTGGGCGAGCAGGTCAAGCGAGCGAACCTGAGCAGTTCCGTTGGTCTGCGTATATGCAGGGAAAGGAGTCAGGCTGACTTCGTGCAAGCGAACCTGGTTGAGGGTACGCTCGGTGCCTTCCTTGTTCCAAGAATCCTTGATAACGGAGAAGCCAAAGGAGAAGCCGGTGACGTCTCCGCGACGAATCAGGATTGCTGCATCTTTGCCTGCGGTTGTTTCAGGCAGGGAAGCCTCAACGCGGAGACCCTTGCTATCTTCAACCAGTCGCAAAGTTCCGGCACGGGTGGATCCGAGAACCGTTCCGGTGTCGTGGTTCCACAGAAGCTTCACGTCGTTACGTGACTTCAGTGATCGGGTGAAGGCACCTGGTGCTACATATTCACGGAAAGGAAGAGGCTCGCTTGGCTGACCGAATACGGAGGCGTAACCGGTGAGGGTCATGCCGTCGCCTTCTTCGCGAATCTCGAAGTCGGTGATGTTTACGCGCTGTTCCATTTTGGTGCTTTCTGATCGGTTCATGTCGTCTTCCATGTCGTCGCCAGCATCAGGCGTTTTGCCAATATCTTCTGGGTCGACAGTTTCAACACCAAGGGCACGGTATGCGTCGCGAGTGTCGTCGTCGTTTTCAATAGCCACAATTACATTGTAAGTCTCAAGAAGGGTTTCCATGGTTACCGTCTTATATTCGACCGAATCAGCGGTGGAACCTGGATTCATCATGAGGCGCGAATATGTGATGTCGAGGCTTTCCAATTGCGCTTCGGTTTCTGCGCGATCCGTCTCTGGGCGTCCGGTGACGAGGAACAGTTCGCCCTCGAGGGATTGGATAAAGTCCCACGTCGAATCAATACGGTAAGGCTCAGCACCGTAGCCGACAAGAGTCTCGTCGATATCGGAAACGATAACGGGGTCGCCAGTTTCGATTCTGGTCTCAACTGATGATTCGTTCATGCGGTTAGCTTCTTCCTCTAAACGTCTAACAATATTACTAGCGTAGTTCTCTACCTTGTAAGCCATTAATCTTCCTCAGCAATATACGAGCCAGAGACGTGAAAATTATCTGCAGTAGATAAAGCAACTGGATTGGTGGAAGTAAAATCAATTTGATAAACAACCTGACCTGAAACGTCCATGCTTTGTAATTCCATGCGAATGCTACCTGCAGCAACGTGACCATAAATCGGGTAGTCGCGACCAGTTGAAACATCATGCAAACAGCCAGCAGTGAACTGATAAGCATGCTTTGCTGTAAACGGTAAATCAATAAAGTACTGCCCAGTGCCAAAACTGGTGATGTTGTCAAAATCAATCTGCACTTGAAAATGAACAAGATTGCCAGCGCGAATATACGATCCGCTAAAAAGAGGCGCACCACTAAAAGTAGGCTGTGTACCTAAAGTTCCACTGTTAACAGCAAACGGAACTTCAGGAGTAACCTCAGCATCAACACGGATAATCGCTGAAGTTGTTCCTTCAACATTTACCGTCGCACTGCTCGGAGTAGCAACGGTCACAGTAGAAGTTGTCTCTGTGGTTACAACGTCGGTCATCTAGTGACCTCGGGATTAATAAAGAAGCTTCCTTCGACGAGTCGGGTGACATAGCTTGCTCCGCTGATCAGTTCCAAGTCGTAGATATATTGAGTGTTTGGTGTCCCATCAAGAGCTGCAGTTGTGCTTGCATTCATCTCGAGGAGAATGGTTCCGGCAGTTCCACCGAGGGTGATTCCCGTTCCGTTTGTTAGGGAGACAACGGCAGTGCCAGAATCATAGTTGGATCGCACCTGCATACGGGCAGAATATCCAGTTAGGTTTACTGGGGTGCCTGCGGTTTCCCAGGTGAGCGTGTAGTCAAAGTTTGCACCTTGCCAGCAGTTCAAATCCAAGTATCCAGGTGATTGCATTAGTTCACTCCATAAACCGTGTCGGGTGCCTCGGGGTCAATCTGTGCAACCGCCTGCAACTGTGTCGTTGGGACACCCGTGTGGGCAATCTCGGGAAGGCCGAGTGATTTGAGCACCGCTGCTGGCTCGAAGCCAATTTGGATTAGTTGTTGTGCCATCTTCACTCGTTCAGACTCGGCAGAAAGTGTTGCTGCATCAATGTTGACGTTTGCCAACGGGACGCGCACAGAATCTGCGGAGGGGTTCTCTACCGGACGGATATCTTCAAGAGCACGCACGTCGTTGACCGATAGCCAGCCAGCTTGAAGTGCGGAGGAATAGGCGGTGGTGCGAGTGGCAAGGTCGGCGCGAACCAACCCGTCCATGTTGAACTTGATGAAAGCGTTCTCCCCACCCTCATAACGTGCCATCAAAGGTGAAAGGGCACCTTCAATCTTCTGCACCAAGGGACGGAGCGAGTGAGTTACGAATGCGATATTTTGCTGCTCAATCGAAGCGTAAGAAGTGGATTGCTGAAGTCCAAGCAGGTGAGGTGGAAGGGAGAAGATACGAGCCACGTCAGAAACTGCTTGATTCCGTGCGTCAACCAAAGTGTCTGGGCTTTTCTGCGTATCGACAAACTTGGCACCACCAGAAAGAACGCCAGTGCGGTGAGCCTTCCTCCAAGAGCCGTGGCGACGGTCAAGACCGCTTGCCAATCCTTCTGCCTGCTCTTGAGTAAGCTGTCCAGGGAATTCGATAATGCCTGCCATTGAAACGCCGGAGCCAAAGAACTGGCTTGCGAAACGTTCCAGCGCGATTGAGAGTCCAAGGTTTTCTTTGAGGGTTTCGACACGTGAAGTTCCACGAATGTGACCTGGGCGAAGCAGATCAGGAATGTAAATCATCTGATCGTCCTGCAAAGGAGTGTCTTCTCCTTGTACGTTGAATTGCAGGCGTCCGAGACCGTTGCGCTTGATATCGACGGTGTTGGGGTTCAAGACTGTGAGGTTTACAATCTCGCCTCGAGCGTTCGAATAGATTCTGATGAACGCGTTACCGTCGAGAAGAAGCGAGGTGATAACGGACGAGTAGAAAGCTTCACAGGTGAAGGAAGTGTCGGGCTGGTAAATCCAAGCCGGTGCTGGACGGAAAGGATAACGTGCACCGTCGCGACGGATAAAGCAGTCGATGGGAAGCGTCGAAACCGTGTCGGCGTAAAGAGATACGGCACTAAAGACTGCATTGATTGTGAGCGCGGTGTCGTTGTTTACGACAACGCCTGCAACCGATCCGACTTCGATATCATCACCGTTTGCGAAAAGCGTCTGGTACGAAATCGCACGAGACTCAAACAACTTGTTGAAAACCATTAGTTACCCAGAGCCATTCCGATTAGGACTACAAACAAGCCACCAACAATCAAACCTGCCGGTGGAAAGACGAGGGCCGCACCCAGCGTGATAAGGGCTGCTCCGGCAAATTGAAGAATTGTTGAAGCCATAGGTTTTGTCCTTAGAAGAAGAATTGAGGAACTACGTCTGCCTCTATTGTACGCGACGCACGGTCATACGCCATCATTAGCGCAATCGCATTATCAATCTTGAGTGTCGGGTTGCGGTAGTCCTTGGTCAAACGTGATCCGCCCTTGGAGTCCATTTTGAGTATGCAGTTCTCCATGTGCTTGTTAAGCAACGGATCGTTGTTGTGAATTATCTTGCCTGCCATGATTGCTTCGTAAAGCTTGGAGGTCGCTGGAACGGTTCGGGAGATGGTGTTGGGATATTCGCTGACGGGGATTCCGGCTTCTGACCATTGCATCATCTCGTCCTGCCAGTAGGTGGGGTCGGCTGCTAATTCGCGACAGCCAGGATTTGCATGGAAGAAGTCAATGACCCAGTTCGCGACTGCCTGCTTATCGACAACCCATGAGTCGTCGTCGAGCATGAAATCTTTCTCCCACGAGTTCGCACGGAACACTCGGAAGGCGTCGCCTTCTTCGCGAGGCATAATCACAACCACGACGGAGGTGGAGTCGTTCTTCCACGAACCGTCGAATCCAATCACGTACTCGTCGGTTGGCAAAAGGGCAACTTCATCTTCCTTGCCGAGGTTTTCCCACACGCCTGCAGGCAACCAGGTGTTCTTGGTGTTCACCCACTGGTTACAACGCTTGGTACGGAACTCGGCTTCTGGCGTGATTCGAACAGCTGATCGGAAGTCGTCAATGGAGCTGATATCTCCAAGACCTGGGTTTGCCATTGCCCACGTGGATTCCAACCGGTGATTGGCGTCGGCTGGTGCTTCCCACCAAGACATAAAGAACGAAGGGTCGGTTTGGTCAATCGTTTGTGCTTTGCCATATTCGTAAAGCTGGTTTGCGATTGAAGGCTGACCGGTGTTGTCGTTCTTCAAACCTGCGGTGGTGATACAAACCATTGAGGCGAGGGAACCACGCGCACCCATGGCGAGCGACATAACGTCGAAAAGTTCACGGTTCTTCTGGGCGTGCAATTCGTCAAACAAAACAAACGAAGGGTTCAAACCTTCCTTGGTCAGATTCTCCGCCGAGAGAACTCGATAGACGGAGTTGGTCGAAGGCACCTCAATGGCGTCACGGTAAAGCTTTGTATATGCAGTCAGTTCCTCGGACGCTTCGATAATGCGCTTGGCATCACCAAACACAATTCGTGCCTGTTCCTTTTCAGCAGCAACCGAATAGATTTCAGCACCGCCCTTAACCTTTCCCATGATTAGCGAGTAAACACCCATCAAAGAAGCGACGGCAGACTTTCCAGACTTACGGGGAAGTCCAATCAGATTGATGCGGTGGCGGTAGCCGTCATCATCACCAGCGAAAACGTGGTTGATAAGTTCCTTCTGCCAATCGCGAAGAACCAGAGGCGTGCCTGCTTTACCTGCAACCGAATCTTTAGTGATGATTCCATAAGCCTCAGCGAACATGGAAACGAGGTGCCCCTCGCCACCGTCAAGTGCTTCTTGAGGAACCGGAGTCAACCAGCGAGGAGGCCAACCGTCAACGCTTCGCATAATAGGATTCAATCACATCACGAGCAATGCGCTGATTCACTTCTGGACGCGACTTCAAACGCTCCAAGCAAACATCACGACCAGGTGAGCACTCAACGATTTGAGCATTCATCGCGCGATAAGAAGCACGCTCATTTGGCGACGGATCAGTGTGGATAATCCAAACACCCCAGTACCGTTCACCCTGAGCCAACTGCAAAGCCTTACGGACTGCACCGGCACGTGCCTCGCGAGCAACCTTGCGCACCCGATCGTCATATTCAAACGGGTCAGTTCCCTCAATGGTCAAAGCCAAAGCCAGCCTGTCCATGTCGACAATCACGTCACCAGGTCGTGCACCGTTTCGAACGTAGGTAGATTTGCCACCACAAGGTGGGCCGGTAACAATCGTAATCATTTTCTGAGAGCCAATAACTGTTCGAGCTTGGACTGGGTTTTCACTTCTGCCCAGCCAAGGCGTGTGCGATCCGCTGGCGTAAAGCCAAGCAGGGAAAGGTTGCCAATGATGATTCGGTCAAGCTCACGCAAGCCACGACGCAGTTTCGCATCATCAGTCTGCATAACCTTGACGCGCAGATTCCAACGCTCGTCAATCATCTCGCACGTCATAAGCAAAAGCTCAACGTCGGTGTTTGGACTAATCCAGTTCACACCAATCGACCAGACGTTATCCCACACCTCCCGTCCATACTTCAAAAGCGGACGGGAAGGTTCAGGAATCGTCTCAGCTGCAGGAAGCAAAACAATCTCCTGCTCGCTTGGAAGCTTGCGCTTGCCAGGATTTCCCGTCAAACGTTTCTGCTCCACCGGCTTAGGAGGACGACCCATCTGAGCCATTACGACACCAGCTCAGCCTTGTTGCCTGTTAAGGCTTCCCAGCGTTGTAAAATGACATCACAATATTCAGGCGTTAACTCCATTGTGTAGCAAATTCGTTTAGTTTGTTCAGCAGCTATCAATGTTGAGCCTGAGCCAGCAAAAGGCTCAAGGCATAAACCGCCAATAGGTAAGGAAGATTTCATAATTCTTGCCATCATCTCAATAGGCTTAGGTGTCGCATGACCGTGACGATCTTCTCCGTTTACTCTTGGATAAATCCACACATCAGTCATGTTTTGATGAGTGTTATCAAAATATGCTCTAGTCTGATAAAACTCAGCCTTTAGCTTGTCATGCTCAGCCTTTAGCTTGTCATGCTGTTTCAAAAAACCTTTACCAGAAGCAGCTTCTTGTATTTTTGTGTAATGCTGTTCAGTAATTAAACTCCACTGAGATTTAGTAATCCAATGTTTAGCCATATGAGTTTTTGTTATTTTATCTAAATCTTTTTGAGTCCAACCAAGTTTTTGAGTCTCTAATTCAAGATAAGACCTAATAGATTCCCAGCCTTCCCAATAGTTGTCTGAGTTGTTATTAAAGCCCTGCTCACCAAGCATAAAAAATAAACAACGCTCAGACTCAGTAGGAAACATTCTATGCTTGTCAGAACTTTGACCCTGAGCTACACCTTTTGCCCAAGTAATTTCATTGCGGAAAGTAAAACGTTCAAAATCTTTCAAACCACCTACATACCAAAGCCGCCACAGGTCAGGCGCGTTGCCCCATATGTAAGCTGAAGCATTATCCTCTAAAGAAGGCCTCCAGGCTTTCCACCAATCCATTTGAAACTTGTCAAGTTTGTTGGCATACAGGTTGTCATTTTGCACACCATCACCCTCCTTGCCCATTCCATAAGGCGGATCAGCGTGAAGTAATTGTGCCTTTTTCCCATCAAGTAATTTTGAAACATTATCAACATTTGTGCTGTCTCCACACATCAGCCTATGTTTACCAAGCTGCCAAACATCACCAACAGCTACACGCTTAGGAGCAAAATCTGGAACATCAACCTCTTTAATTTCTGGCAAATCCACAACAGGCTCAACAGCCTCAAACCCAAAATCAGCCAACTCAAAACCAGCAGCCTCCAACTCCAACAACTGAGAAGCCATAACCTGCTCATCCCACACAGCCAACTCAGCCGAACGATTATCAGCCAACGCAAAAGCCTTCACCTGATTAGCCGACCAATCAGCAGGCACACGCACAACATCAATCTTCT